AAATTCCTACCAAAGTTAAAGTTAGACTTAGCACTCATTCCATATAAACTATGAACTTCTTCTATAGCCGCTTTAAAACCTTCTTTACCATAAAATCTCAACGGATTACATCTAAGCCATTCAATTATCTCTAAAGAATCCACAGAACCATCATCTTTTGTAGGCATCATTCTTTTGTATAACATTTCACTTCCGTCTGTAACCACAATCGCTCCTTTAGCTCCGGGGTCTGCTGCTATAAAAATCATCTCTCTAAAATTAAATGTCTACCTGTATGAATTAATGATACTAATTTGACTCTATTATTAGTTTGCCATTCTACTGTAAATCTAGCCCCCCAACTATCATACATAACATTGTCTTCAATAACATAATGACCTTGATTACCTAACCAATAATTACCTTGCGTTACACCGTAGAATCTATCATCAGCAATTATTTCATCTCCAAAGATAATCCAATCAGTATCTGGTGTTAATAAATAAGAGTAGTCTTGATTATCATCATAATACTCAGTAACCATCCATTCTCCTTGAATGTTTTGTGTTCCTTGTTGATTACAGCCAAGTAGTAAAGCGGCGGTAAATAAAATAAATAAATGTTTCATAATTAAAATAGATTTTGTTGTTTATTATTACTTCTAACCATTATTGGTTTTATTCCAAATTCATTGCCATAGTTTCTATCTATGGACTTCATCATATTCTCTAGCCCCGGATACATATCGGGGGTTATTGTATAATGATTACAGATTGCAGAAAGTATCCTATCACTAGTAACCCCTGCTCTATTCATTATACACGCAACTTTAAGTAAAAAGTTATGCCTATTACCTTGATAATATCTATCGTTTTGATTAACCCAACTCTTAGCTTTTTCAAATATATAGTCAACATTATAAGCTACATCTCCGCCCATCATCCTTTTCTGCCCTCCAACCTCAGTCATAGTATCTATAATCATAGGTTCTACATAAGGATTAAAAAATAGTTCTGGGTCATAAGACACATAGCAAAGCCTACTTATATTCCTTCCACTTGAATCTACAGTACATTTAGTTTCAGCCTCAATCATTTTCTTAATCTGATTAAACGCATGAGTGCTATGGTGTTTAGATTCAGAATCAACAAGGAATAGTGCTTTTAAGCCTCCTGAAGGACTTTTAAAGTAAGCATAGCATGAAGGGTGGGATTCGAATAAGATAATAGCTGTCATGAGCTTAGATTCGTCCTTATCATCAATATCAATAGTTACTAGATGATTGTAGTCTATGATATCCTCATCTTTTCTTTTGTAAAAAGTACCTGAGAAGGCAACCGAAACTAGATTTAATTTCAGCTGCTTTCTATAGGTATCATTGGCTGTACTCCTTATTGCTCCTATTGATTTTTTATATTTACCATTCTTTATCCAGCTAAGTACTGTTTCTACATCTATAAATACTCTAGACCTTTTATCGAATGTATTTTTGTAAACTGAACATTTCATATTAAATTCTCATTGGCATTAATAACCACTTCTGATTTTTCGCTTCTCCGCCTGTACCTTCAACAAATATTCTTTCATTGGGAGCCGTAATATATAAATAAATATATTCAGATTCAAGAGATGAAATACAATTTAATAAATAATTGTAATTAATTCCCATTTTCATAGGCTCTACATTAGTAACTGTAGTATCTACAGATTCACTTCCGCTATGACCTAAATCACCATCAATAGCCTCTATTACCAGTTCATCCTGATGAATGTTCAGTATTATCTTACTACTATCACTTCTTGTAAAGCTAGATACTCTTTTTATAGCACCTTCGAAGTCAAGTCTATTTAACATAATATTTTCATCTCTTCTACCTTCAAAGTATCTATCTTGAGAAAGAGGCGGTTCAGACTTTACTTTAGTTGTTATCACATAATTCTCAAATTTAACACCAAACCAATTATCATTTCTAAATACATTTACCCTGCCTTCATATTTAAGACTTGATATGAAAGATGAGAAAGTATCAGATAATAATAAAGGCTCTATAGGTTCACTGCAATCAATTACTTGGCATGACATAATAGCTTCATGAGAGCCTGTAATATGAATATAATTATCATAATTAGCAATAGCACATCCATTAACAGCAGGTCTCCTATCTTTAGGGTCACAAGCTATAAATGCTCTTTTAAATGCAGGAAAAAGAATGTCACCTGTAAGACTTATTGAGTAATCGGGGGTGAACTCATTAAAAATGTAATCTTTAGATTCGATTACTTCCATTTTAAATTTACCTTTTCCTGACTTAAGATTAATATACATAGTACCATTATCTCTCTTTTTTAGTTCTAACTCAATCTCAGGAGCAACAGCTTTCATGGCCATAGAAATAAACAGATGGGCGGGAACAAGAAAATCCATCTCATCATCTCCCTCTATTTTAAATTTATATTGAACCTGAGTTTCAGTATCAGACATTCTAAATCTAAGCCACTCATCTTTTACTGTTATATGTATATTACCCATAACAGGTATAATGGTTTTTCTTTTTACTATCCCTCCAACTAGAACAAGTGAACTAGCTAGGGTATCTTTACTTATTTTTATCATACTTCTCTTAATCCTTTTTGTTTTGTTCCAAATAATTCATCTAATAATCTATCTTCTACTTCAGAAAAGTTAGTATCAGAATCTCCTCCGTCAACTACATCGCTAATATCTTTTGCTTTACCTTTAACAAGTCCAAATATCTTTTCATCAATACTATCATTAAGAATCATGTAATTGACATTTACCTCTCTAGTCTGTCCTTTTCTTACAGCTCTTTGGAACGCTTGTTCAATCTTGTCGGAGGTAAAAGGTAAATCTAAAAAAATAACATTAGCTGAATTAACTAAATTAACCCCAATACCTCCAGCTACAATTTGAGCTATATAAACCATCTTCTCTCTACTTCTTTTAAACTTATCAATCTCTTTTTGTCTGTCAAGAGCAGCAATACTACCGTCAATATAAACGCACTTATCAATAAATTTATACTTAAGCTTGTATAGAGGGTCTTTGAACTGACTAAATATAATAACCTTCTCTCCTTCTGAAATTAGGTTCTCTATCATCTTAATAGCTGAAGGAACTTTAGATAAAGCACAAAGCTTATTTAGAGTGATTATGTTATTCTTAGCCTTACCTTTTAAAACAAATATCTCTCTTTGAATCCTCTTACTGTTAACTTTATCTCCTTGCTCTTTATATTTAGCAAGTTCAATTTTAAGTTCATCAATAGACTTCTTAGCATCTTTTGTTTCTTCAAATACTTCTCTATATTCTCCAGCTCCTTTTATATTGTCACTAACATAGCATTTTTTGTGTATAACTGGCGGAAGGTCAATACATTCAGAAGTCTTCTTTCTTATCATAAAGTTAGACAGCCTACCTCTTAGTTCTTCAACATTTTTAACTCCTATTACTTTTTTACCAAGAACTTTTGCATATCTATCCTTAAACCCATATTGAGAAGTACTAAGAATAGGCACTCTTCCAAGTCTAAGATAAGCAAATAAATCAGTCACTCGATTCGTAATAGGTGTACCTGTAAGCATAGTAACTCTAGCATTAGGAAAATGGTCTAAAATCATTTTAGTATTCTTAAAACGTGACGTACCGGGGTTTTTTGTGTAATGAACCTCGTCTAATATAATATGACCTACATCTTGAAATATAATCTCTTTTCTGAATTTAGGTATAGATTCATAATTAACAATAACCCATCTTTCATCAATTATGGCCCTAACAGTCTTTTTAGCATCAAGAACTGTAAATGTATACTCATCAAATCCAAACTCCTCAGATAAGTCCTTCATCCAATTCCATTTAACAAGTGAAGGAGATACAACTAAAGTTCTCTTAATTCCAAACATTTTAGTTATGTCGCAGCGGTTAATGTTTTTCCGCTTCCCATTCCTAAAGCGAATAGATTCCTTTTTTTATAGGTAGCCCTCCATACACAATCTACCTGATGTTTCATTAATTTTTTACCTACGTTATCATATAATTCATAAGGCTTATAATTCTCCTCCCATTTCCTTCTCCATTTATTATAAGCAAAAGTCAGGTTGTCAAATACTTCAGTCTTGAATGCTAACATCGAGGAGTCTAGTAATATCCTTGAGTAGCATTCAGTAATGAAGTAAAATACT